TGATCCTCCTAGACTTCGTATTGATAATTGTGGCACACCTATTAGGGATGCTGTGCTTAGACCAGTAATTGAAGGTGCTACTGGCGAAATTACTGCTGTAGAAGTGCTAGATCCAGGCGAGGGGTATGATCCTCTACGTTTGGAAATTACAGATGAGAATGCAACTGTCCCTGCTGCAGGTAAGATCTTTCTGAAAGAAGATGGCAGTGGTGCCATTGACTTTATCCAAATGACCCAGTTTGGTGATCAATACTTTGCTGCTGAAGCTGAGATTAAAGGTGGTGGTGGATCTGGATCTGAGTTGGTCCCCGTCACAGGTCTGGTTACAGGTCTTGCTATTGAAGAATTTGGCAGAAACTATACTGAAGAAGACGTTAACATCATCATCTCAGGTGGTGGTGGACAAGGTGCAACTGGTGTTGCTGGCGTCAACCCATTTGGTAAAGTTACTGCAATTACTCTCACCAACCCTGGTGAATTCTTTGAAGATCCTCCTCTAATTCAAATTATTGGTGGCGGTGGATCTGGTGCTAGTGCTCAAGCATATATTGATCTAGGTGCTATCACATCTATTGACCTTCTGACAGGTGGTGATGGTTATGTAAATAATCCTCAGGTTATCTTTACTAGAGACACAAACCTGATCAAGACTGCAAGAAACAGACAGTCTCTAAACTCTGTTGTTTACAATCTGTCAGGTATTTTGACGGATGTGACTACAGGTGATGAGACCATCCACGTTGAGTCAACTGCACCTTATCCTGGATCTGGTAAAGTCCTTCTCGGTAGAGAAGTTGTCAGATATACAGGTAAAACTGCCACATCATTTACTGGTTGTGACAGAGGCACAAACTTCCGTTTTGATCAAAAGGTTATTCTCGACGTTTTACAGAATGATCCCAACACTGGAGATACACTCTACGAATTCCAAGTTACGGATAAAGTTAGACGTGTTATTGAATCTGCATCTAACAGAGTTGCTATCGTTTATGACTGGGATCCTACTGAGAGAGCACTTTATCTAACCTTTGAGGTTGATGAGTTGGCATTTATTGATGCTGGCAGATCAAATGAGAAGTCTAAGATTATTGCATTCTTTGCAGGCACATCTGGATCTTCAGGTACTGGTGTTGCACCTCACACTCTGATTGAATCGGAAGGATCTGAGATTGTTGCATTTACCAGTCCTTTGTCAATCATTCAAAACAGAAAGTTTGAAGATGATGATGAAGAATTTATTGATGCTGAAGGTGTCCAACAATTTGGAGACGGTATTCCCGATCTCCTCAACGCTACTACAGATTATGAAAACCAGATCAATCTAGATGGAGGCATCGCCTCGTCTAAATATGGTATTGAGGAAGAATTAGGTGGCACCAACACCACGCTCTTCCAGATTGGTGATCAGATCTATGATGGCAGTCCTAATCAGCTGGTTGCAACTATTCAGTCTGCTGGTGCTTTGGGAGATGGTGATGCACACATCTCTACTGCAATCATTACGATTGAATATATAACTGCTTCTCTCTTCAATGTGCCTAATGCTGGTGGTGAAGAGACTGTTACTGGACAGACATCAGGCATTGCAGCAACTACAACAAATAGAAGACTTGGACCTAAGTCTGGTCAATTCTATCTGGATGTTAAGTCACTGGTTGATAATGATCCAACTTACAAGTTTACCCCTGGTGAAACACTCCAAGGAAACTCCTCTGGTGCTCAAGCAAAAATCATTGCTGTTGAGTATAACAACTTCCTCAGAAATGAGGGCGAGTATTAACCCCATAAATAAATCTATAGGATAATTGGTAACAAATGGCGCTACTAACCGACCAATTTAGAATTTTTACTGCCAGCCGACTTATCAAGTCTCTGCAAGGTCCTGATCCTGCTCAGTCTGATAACGATGCTGGAAGTAGTCGTGACCGTCTGTACGTTTTCATTGGTCGTCCCCAACCATGGGATAACGAGAATGCAGCGCCAGACCCCGTGGACTCTTTCCAAGAGTTTAGTGATGACTTCGCTGACATGATCTCCATGAAGCGTGTCCTCGCAAATGACACCATCCAAGTCATTCGTCGTACTGACTGGATTCCCCCAGAGCAAACCACTGGTGGTCTGGGTTATGTTTATGATATGTATCGCCATGATTACAGCGCAACCAAAACGGCATCGTCGGGTGCTACGAAACTTTACGACGCAGATTTCTACGTTGTTAACTCGTCCTATCAAGTTTACAAGTGCATTTACAACGGGACATCTCCTTCTGATCCTAACGGTAAACCTTCTACTGTTGAGCCTACTGGCACCTCCACTAGCATTATCACAACTGCTGATGGTTACCGTTGGAAGTATATGTATACGATCCCTGTTGGTCTAGTCCTTAAATTCTTCTCCAACGAATACATGCCAGTGCTGGAAGACACCGCTGTGGTGTCTGATGCAATCGGTGGTGAGATTGATACTGTTATTATTTCTTCGTCTGGTGCAGGTTATAACAATGGCACTTATGAAAATGTCCCCATTAAAGGTGATGGCGTTGGCGGGCGTGTTTCGCTTGTTGTTGATGGTGGGCGGATTGTTTCTGCTACCGTTACTTCGGGTGGATCAGGATACACCTTCGGAAAAGTCATCATCGATGAAGTCAACGGTATCGGTGCAGGTGCAGGATCAGGCGGCACCGTTGAAGTGATTATTCCTCCAACCACAGGTCACGGTGCTGAGCCTTCGACTGAGATGGGTGGATATCGAGTCATGATCAACACGAAGTTTACCTACGCTGAAGGTAGTGGTGACTTCCCAACTGATAACGATTACCGTCGTATCGGTTTGGTGATCAATCCTAACAAATACGGTACAACAGAATTGGCAGCAGATCTTACTCTGTCTGCTACAAAGTCAGTTATCTTTGCTCCTACCTTCACAGGTAACTTTGCTACTGACGAAATTATCACACAGTCCCGCACGATTGGTGGTCAGCAAGTGACTGCTCGTGGACGTGTTATCTCATGGAATAGCACTACTAAAGTGCTCAAGTATTACCAGAATAGAATCGATGGTGTCTTCCCAGAATTCACTGGTAGTCTGATTGAATTTGAGGGTGGTAACCCTGTCGTGGGTGCAACATCTGGTGCATCTGCTGACCCTGATATCAACTTCCCTATTGTCTCAGGATCCTCTACTCGTGTTATTAACAACACTGAGTATGACTTGGGTATGTCCTTTACCAACGGTTATGCAAAACCAGAGGTTGAGCCAAACTCGGGTCGGGTTATTTA